TAAAGAAAGTGCCTTTTTGCCTCTGTAGTTCAATGGACAGAACAAAGGTCTTCTAAACCTTAAATATGTGTTCGATTCACATCGGAGGTACTAATATGGAAACAAAGAAGTTTAAAATTTTTGGAGAACCGTGGGATATCAAATGGATTGATTGTATTAAGAATCCAGAGAATCCTGAAGCGTGGAAATTTGGGGAAACTGATACAGGAGAACACCTAATTAGAATTTCTACTCAAACTATTAAAGGTAAGCCCATTAAGGCCAGAAGCCAAGAAGTTACTAAGATGCATGAGCTAGTCCATGCCATTCTAGATGAGGGACAGTTTCTTGAGGAATCTGTCAATGAACCTCTTGTGGAGTGGTTAGCCAAATGCCTAGTTTCTTTGAAAGAACAAAAGATGCTATAATATGGAAGATAAGAAGTTTAAAGTAGAGTCTTTTATGAAGATATCTGAATTAGTTAAGTTTATAAATACAAAAAAGTTAACTAAAGAAGATATAATAAGCACTCTTCTAAAAGATGATTTTGTGTATTTAATTTATATTGACTAATGGAAGAGCAGGAGAAGAATCCAAATGTAATGAGTGAAGAGGAATTTGAGTCCCACCTTCACAACACTTTGAACCTAGTTACCTTTGAGGCTGTTAGAAGATTTAAATCTGTGTTAAGAGCATTCAGGAGGGGCAGGGTTACTAATTATGGATATATTGTGCCTAACAGAGCCTTTCATAATAGAAAGAATACCTGTAAGAGAAAGGGCAGACATAGTAGAGCAAACAATGAATTTAAGAAGAGGCTTTATGCAGAATACAAAAGATACAACAAACATTTTAATAGACAGCGAGTATAATGATGAGCCCGTATACTATTGTCCTCATTGCCTCTCGCTTAAAATTAAGATATTAGACTCCTTTGTGGATTATTGTGATGATTGTGGTTGTACTGAAATAGAAACCACAGACATATTTACCTGGAGGGAGATGTATAAGAAACGGTTTGGTAAAGATTTTTAATAATATAATTATGGAAGAGAAAGAAATTAAGAAAGAGAAGCTTACTTATGAAGAGCTTAACAATGTGTGTCATCAGCTGAGTGAACAGTCCAGAGCTTTATACCAGCAGCTACAGGAGGCCAATCTAACAAATGCCTTCAGGAGACTCGACTATCTATTTGCTGTTTTAGATAAGTCTAATTTCTTCTCAGAGGATTTCGTTAAGAAGTGTTCAGGAGAAATTGTTGAGATGTTAACTATTCCTGAGAAATCTGAGGAGGATAAGTAAGATGGCTACCGGGGAGAACAGACCTAATAATATAATTGGTATCCCCACTTCACTGGATAAGTTCTTTAGATATTGGGTAGAGTTTTTAGAGCCTCTACATGGATTAACTGAAAGAGAAATTGATGTTATTACTGCCTTCCTTAAGAAGAGACACGAATTAAGTAAAGACATTCTTGACCCAATAAAGCTTGATAAGTACCTCATGAATGAGGAGACTAAGGCAGAAATAAGAGATGAGTGTCACATTTCTCCTGCTCATTTTCAAGTAATTATGGGTAAGCTAAGGAAGAGTAAAATCATAGTTAATGGTAACATCAATCCTAGGTTTATACCTAATTTAAAAAGTGATGGGGGTACATTTCAGTTACTACTGTACTTTCAAATAAAAGATGAAGTATAAGGATATTCTAAAGAAACTATCCTCAGAGATGAATCTTGATGAGGAAGTGGTGGATACAGCATATAAATCTTTCTTTGAGTTTATAAGAGAGACCATATCTGCCCTTCCTCTTAAAGAGGATTTAACTGAAGAGCAATTTAAAGAATTAAAAACAAATTTTAATATACCTGCTCTGGGTAAATTACATTGTACCTATGAGAGGTTTTTGAATAAAAAGAAACAATATAAATATGGTAGTAAAGAAAATAAAGCCGATGTACACTAAGATTGTGACTACAATGGATATGTATGTCGAAGACAGTGCCACTCTACCAAGTGGTATTATTGATGCTTCAAAGTTAAAGAGGGGTATAAAGGAGTATCAGAAAGTCATTGCTGTTGGTACCAGTGTTAGAAATGTTAAGGAGGGTGACCTAGTTTGCATTAATCCTGACAGATATGCTGTCAGAAAGTTTGACAAGGATTCAGTAAAGAATGACCTACTTGAGAACACTGTTACCAGATATAACTTCAATGTAGTAAAGATAAAGGATACAGATTATCTACTGCTTGATGAAGCTGATGTTGAATTTGTTGTTGAAGATTGGGATGATTAAGCAAAAGGCTCAGCTAAACACTGAGCCTTTATTTTTGTATTATGAAACTTAAGTATATTGTAGACGCGCTTAACCACTACTTTCTTGAGAAATATCCTAATGCCAATGGCTGGTTTATAGGCAAAGAGTCTATAGAACCTACCAGATTGAATCTCTATAAGAAGTACAAAGTAGAAATTTATTATCACGCTCCAGGTAAAAATTACCTGGCTTTCACCCAACAAGTTGTTGACAGGTGTCCAGAGGGGTGTGAAGAAGAGCTTAAAGCCAACTTTGTAACTTCTTTACTTACTAATTTATTCAAGAATTTACCAGAACTAGAAAAATATGAAGCTTTTCCGCTACGAGGGGTACAATCTGACAATCTCTGAAGAAGCAATGATGCTAAAGCCTTTTAGAGATATTTGGAAAAGAGATAAGTCTAAAGGCAAAGATAAGGCCCTTCAAGAACTAGCATATATCTACTTTATGGAAGACAGTAGGTCTGATTATCAGATATATGTAGATAAGGAGGAGAGAAGTAGGCAGGTTAAATTGGGGGAAGGAATCCCAGAATCTTGGAAACCAGACAAGCTGGTAATTGATGCCCAGGAGTTTTATGCTGGATTTAAATCTGAGGCTGCATTACTTCTGGAGGATATTAGAGTTGCTATCACTAAATTGAGGGAATTCATTAAAACAATTGACCTTAGTGCAGTTGATGATAAGGGTAAACCAATCTATACTTTGAACACTTATACTGCTACTATTAAGCAGATTCCAGAGTTAATTACATCTTTGGATGAAGCAGAAAAGAGTATTCATAAAGAGGCAGTTACATCTGATAAGGTTAGAGGCTCTGTAGAGAAGGCAATGTTTGAAGATGACCTGTAAAAACTAATGAAAGCATGGAGATAAAAACTAATAAGTACCAAACTCCAATTACAGATGAATTGCTTTCACAATATCCTGATGAGGTTAAGGAACAGCTATTTGATTTTATCAATAGTGTTGATTTTATCAAATGGCTGATTTCTCCTGATAGGCCTTATGCAAAGGATTGCCCACATGATGAACAAGGAAGAGTAATTGTAGATTTGGCGCACCCACATATAATTGAGGATGTTGATTATTTTAGACCAGCTGCTCTTCATTATATGAAACACGGATGTTATACATTTTTAAGACCCAACAGTAATCCTCATTCAGAATATAGAAAGTTCTGGACTGAGGAGAAAAGGCGTTGCTATGAGGGATATGTAAGAGAAAGTGATGGGGAGTGGGTTACTGGTTTGTGCTACTGGTTCCTTAATTACAACCCTATGTTAGTTAATATGATTGTTCCCGGCACTAGAAGAGCAGAGCGTGTTGAATCATTTCCTTTCTTTTTTGAGGGCATTTATTGGAGATTTCACTACCTTAAGCAGGCTAAACTTGAAGGCAAGCATGCTATAGAATTGGCAAAGCGTGGTTGTGCAAAGTCTTATAGTCTGTCCAGTGTCATGACTCATAACTTGATTTTAGGAGAGGATGACCCAGACCCCAGAACGCATAGAAGAAGAACTACAGTGCTTACTGCTTATGAAAAGGAGTATCTAAAGGATGATAAGGATGGTACTTTCTCAAAGTTTAAGCCTGCACTGGGATTTATATTTACCCACACTCCCTTTCCCCACTTAATGCTCAAAAACTCTCCTAACGAGATGTCTTGGCAAATGGGTTATAAGAATGAACTAGGAGTTGAGGAAGGCTCTTTAAATCAAGTACTTGGGGTGTCTGCAAAAGACAATCCAGATAAGTTGAGAGGTAAACGTGGTTGGGTACTATTTGAAGAGATGGGTTCTTTTAAAGGACTTTTAGCTCTCTATGATTCTACAAGAAAGGGTGTTGAGGATGGTAACTATGCCTTTGCTACTATGTATCTGGTAGGTACGGCTGCTGAAGATGAATCAGATTTTACCTCTGCTAAAACTCTCCTTTATAATCCTGAAGGCTATAATATTTACTCTATAAGAAATGTGTTTGATAAGAAGGGTCAGGGTAAGGCTGAGTTTGGGTTCTTTTTTCCTGCCTACATAAACAGAGCGGGATGTTATAATAAAGATGGAGTCTCTGATGTTATTAAAGCTCTTCTGGAGATTCTCTTAGCAAGGTATAAAGCCAAGTATTCTGCTGACCCTCAATCTGTTTTAAGAGTTATTGCTGAAGACCCTATTACCCCTGCAGAGGCTATTATAAAGGTTAGAGCATCTTACTTCCCAACCTCTTCTCTGACAGAGCGACTTTCTCAATTAGACGAAGACCCTAAGGCATATAATGATGTGTATGTAGGTGATTTAGTATTAAGGAATGGAGAAGTAGTATTTACTCCTACTGGAGATACTCCTATCCACAAGTATGGAGTGGATAACTCTACAAGGGGAGCTATTGAAATATTTGAGATGCCAGAAAAGAACAGAGAAGGAAAAGTGTTTAATGGGAGATATATTATAGGCCATGACCCTGTGGATAATGACCAAGCAAACTCTTCCTCTTTAAGCTCTACTTTTGTGTTTGATTTATTTACTGATAGAATAGTAGCAGAATATACTGGAAGACAGCCATTTGCTGATGATAACTTTGAGATAGTCAGAAAGTTATGTATATTCTATAATGCAAGGTGTCTGTTTGAATCTAATAAAAAGGGCATCTTTGCTTACTTCAGTAAGATGAATTGTACTCATTATTTGGCAGAAACTCCAGAGTATTTAAGGGAGAAACAACTAGTTAAGTATAGTGCTTTTGGTAGTAATAAGTATGGTGTAAATGCAAATGCTACCATTAATGATTATGCTAATAGTCTCCTAAGAGACTGGCTATTAAAGCCAGAAGTTGTATATACTAAGCAGCCTGATGGTGAAGTAACAGAGGAAAGAATACCTATGCTATACACTATTAGAAATAGAGCCCTACTTGAAGAGTTGATTTCTTATACCCCAGAATTGAATGTGGACCGTATTAGAGCTATGGGTATGGTTATGTTGTATAGGCAGGAGAAAATAATTCTTTATCAGGGCAATATGAGTGCTACTCGTCAGGAGGATGCTGGGGCTAATTATCTTGGAAATGACCCATTCTTCAAGAAGAATTTTGACAAGAGATTCCTTCCTGATTATAATAAAAGCTAAGGCTACTCTTAATTTTTTATTTATTCTATTGGAATACCATAAAAGATTTTATACATTTGTGCCAAATTTAAATGGTATTATATGACAGATAATTATATAGGATTTCCTCAACAGCAATTGTCACTGGCAGGAAAAACCAAAAAGTGGAGAAAAGCCTGTGTTGATTGGGGAACTGATCAAGCTACTATCACATATAGTCCAGTAAGAAAGTCATTGATTCATAAGAAGATTAACTATGATTTGTTAAATGGCATTCTGCATATGCAGGACCTTGAGGCAGTAATAAACCCTAGTCACATTGAGGCTGGATTTATTCCTGATAGAATTCCTCATTATCCCATTATGAATGCTAAATTAAACATTCTAAGAGGTGAAGAATCTAAGAGAGTGTTTGAT